ATGACAAAATATCTATCAGAGTTATTTGAAGAATTTGAAAAGTTAAAATCAAGAAAAGCCAAATTGGTTTTTTTAAAAGAACAAAAAGATAACGCTATGTTTAAAGCAGTTTTACAAGGAACATTTGATCCTAATATTAAATGGCATTTTGGAAAAGAATTCCCGTCATATGTTCCAGATGATGCACCAATAGGTTTAAATCCTTCAAACCTTCTTATGGAAATGCAAAAATGTACTGTATTTGCTATCGGACATCCAAAATCACAAGGTGTATCTGAAAAACGAATGACTGAATTGTTGATTCAAGTGTTAGAGTCTATGCATCCTGCCGAGTCAATGATTTTTGAACAAATGTTAAAAAAGAAACTTAAAGTAAATGGATTAACTGAAAAATTAGTCTTAGAAGCATTTCCAGATTTATATAGAAAGGTATAAAAAATGGATGAATCAAAATTAAAAACAACTATTAATTATCTCCAAAAAGGGAAAAAGAAATCCAAACAATATGATGCTACTGTTATAGAAGCATTTAAAGAAAAGTATATTACAGTAGAAGTAGAATCGGTTTCTGATTTTCCTTTGAAATTAAAATGGGATAGTTTTGTTTATACAGCTACGTTTTTTGGTAATGAAATTAGTTGTCAATATAAAGTAGAGAAAGATTTTACTGCTAAAAAAATAACAGCAGAAAGCGGTCAACCATCTGTAATTGTAAAACGAAAGGTAAGCGGCAGACCCGAAAGTCAACAATAAGGAGGATCTTGAATGTATATTTCTAAAGATAACTATATCATTCAGGAAATACGAAAACAAATACAAGATGAATTTGTACCAACGAAAAGTATAATAACAAGATGGTTTAATATATTTAATTCCGAAATATTCAATAATAATATACATCCATTTAATGATATTGAAATAAAAAGAAAGCAAGGTTGTCATGCGGAACATATTCCATTTGAAGATAGCTATGGAAACATATATGCTACACTTTCAATAAACAAAAAGTTTTTTAATAAAAATGAATTTCTTTACACATTAGCCCATGAAATGATTCACCAATGGCAATGGATGAATTTATATAAATCAGATCATGGTAAAACGTTTTGGAAATGGAAAGCTAAATTAGCACAATTTGAAATACCTTTAGGAGTTAGCATATAATGCCAATATATAATTTTGAATGTAATAATTGTTCACATGAATTTGAACAACAACATACAATTGCAAAGAGAGACACACCATTAAAAGAACCGTGTCCAGTTTGTTATCATATTGGATATATTAAGAGAGTTATTGCGTCACCAAATCTAGGTGATCCTTTCAAACTTGAAACAACAAAAGGTTTACAAAAACCATCAAATGAATTTAATGACAGGTTAAGAGAAATTAAAAAAAAATATCCTAAAAATAAAATAGAGGTAAGAGAATGAAAAAAGTATTTTTAATGTTTTTATTATTGTTTTTTGTTAACACCATCGTGACTGCTGGGCCATTAACGCCAGAGTATGGTATGTTTGGTAGTAAAAAAACAAAAAAACTAGAACAAATAAAACCACTAAGTGATATTATGCTTTATTGTAATACAAGAGATTTTATTAACAATATGGTGAATAATGACTATCATATGAATATAGCGGCAAAAGGTTTAGTAAATGGGGATCGACATAAAGAAATAATAGAAACACATTTATGGATGAACCCTTCCAATAATCAATGGGCGATTGTGTTTGTATACAAAGAAATAGATAGAAGTTGTGTGATTGGTGGAAATAATATTAAATTATATAGCCCCAAATAGGAGTAACAGTATGTATAAAAAAGCTATAACCACAATTATGACTATTACTTTAGCAACATTTTTGTTTTATTCAACACCTGTATTTGCAAAACATGATTATGTAACAACGACTATTTCAAAAATTATGCCAGCTGTTGTAGAAGTATCGGCTGAATCATATTCCGTAGCTACTCAAATGGTACCGCGACAACCATCACCACAGAATCCAGGTCCTGATGGTAATTTCAAGTTTCGTGATAGACCACAAGATCAATTACCACCTGGTAAAGGTGATGAACTACCACGAGGTGGATCGGGTTTTGTAGTTAGTGCTGATGGATATGTAATTACAAATTTTCATGTTGTTGATAATATTACCAATAACAGAGGAATGGCTTTTGTTACATTCAAAGATGGTTCTAAGTATGAAACAGATTTAATCAATTATGATAAAGCTTCTGATATTGCTTTATTGAAAATTAAATTGGGTGCATCTGAAGCTAAAAAGACTTTTGAATTTGTTTCATGGGGTGATATACCAGAAGTTGGTGATAGAGTTATTGCTATTGGTTCACCTATGAGACTATCATTTACTGCAACTTTTGGAAATGTTTCTGCATTAAATAGAATAGTTCCATCAGCAGCACCATTTGTTCCATTTGTTCAAACAGATACTTCTATCAATCCGGGAAATTCAGGTGGGCCGTTGTTTAATTTACATGGAGATGTAATTGGTATCAATACTATGATTGTTACAGGTAGTGGTGGATCTTCATCAGGAAGTATAGGTCTTGGTTTTGCTATTGATGGTACTTATGCGAAAAATGTTATTGAACGACTAAAGACTGGTGAAAAGATTAAACGACCATTTGTTGGTATAATGTTTCGTAAAGTTAACAAAGAAGATATGAAAGATTATATTAGTGGTGTAGGGGCGTTTGTAACCGAGGTAGTCACTGATAGCCCAGCTGTTGGTATTTTAAAAGCTGGGGATATTATTTTGAAGATTGATGGTGTAAAAGTCCTAATCAATAAACTTGCTACTATTGTGGCTAATAAAAAGATAAATGATAAAGTTGTATTTACTATAATTCGTGATAAACATATTATTGATATTGAGATGATTTTAGGAGAAAGGTAATACATGAAACACTTTAATCATGTACATGATATTGATGATTTACAAGTTCCCACAAGACAAACAGTAGACGGTAAAAGAGTATATATAACACCGGAAGGTTATTCATATCCTTCTATTACAACTATTCTTGGTAGTCAAACAAAACCTGGATTAGATGAATGGAGGAAAAGAGTGGGTGATGAAGAAGCCAATAGAATAATGAAAGAGTCTGCTAAAATAGGAACCGAGGTACATGATTTATGTGAAAGATACTTATATAATAAAACTACAATATCTACAGACAGTGAATCAAGAAGGGTATTCAATCGTATTAGATTTATTCTTGGTAATATTAATAACATTATGGGATTAGAGATTCCATTATATAGTGATAAATTAAGAGTAGCCGGAACAGCAGATTGTGTTGCTGAATATAATGGAGTATTATCAGTTATTGATTTTAAGACTTCAAGGAAACCAAAGAAAGAAGAATGGATTGAAGATTATTGGATTCAAACAGCATTTTATGCAGCTGCATTTTATGAAATGACAGGATGTATTCCCGAGCAGTTAGTAATACTGGTTGCTGTTAGAGACTCATTCGAAGTCCAAGTTTTTAAGAAATCTATTTTTGATTCTGATAAGTATATAGATAAGCTAATTAATATTATGAAAAAAAATCCTCAGGTAATTCAAATAGGATAAATTATATTATGAAGATTATATATATGAGTGACTTGCATTTAGAGTTTGGTAAAATGTCAAAAGATGATTTTGAACCAGCAGATGTTTTGATATTGGCCGGTGATATTGATGTCTGGGGTCGTGAAGGAACCAAAATGTTTGAGTGGATGGAAACATTACCATTTCCTTATATTATTTTTACTCCTGGTAATCACGAGTTTTATCATTGTGGTAATATTTGTCGTGATTATAAAGAGATGCAAATGGAAGTTTTAAAATATCCTAAAATTCATTTACTTTTGGAAGGAAAAATTAATATTCTAGGGCAAACTTTTATTGGTACTCCATTGTGGTCTAATTTTGGTAATGATGAAAATGTAATTAGACAAGCGAGTCGTTGTATTAATGATTTTAATAAAACTACATATGATGGAACTATAATGTGGACACCAGACCAGATGGCATTGGAGTTTAATAAATCATTTGCTTTTCTTGACAATAGTATTAGTGGAATGGGTACTGAAGTTGTAGTTACCCATTGGGCACCGAGTCATCAAAGTGGTGATTCACAATATGTTGGTGATAGTTTGAACCCATATTTCACTAATAATCTTGATAGGTTTATTAGTACAAATGGTCCGAAGGTTTGGATTCACGGACATTGTCATAATTCAAGTGATTATATGATTGGTGAAACAAGAATTCTTTGTAATCCAAGAGGATATGTTGGACATGAGCTGAATGAAGATTTTGATATAACGAAAAGTTTCGAAATTTAAGGAGAAGTAAAATGTCAGAAGATTTTAATTTTGATGATTATGATGATGATTTTGACTTTGGTTTTAATTTTGTTGATGAGAAAGAAGTTGAAGAATTTGAAAATCAGGTAAAGAGTAGAGTAGCGGATCAAGGAGGAACAATACCATCTGGTTTGGAAGAAAAGATTGATAAATTAATTGAGTTGCGACAAGGCGATGAATCACAATTAGATATTCTTCAAAAGAAACATAAAGAAGAAATGTTGAAATTGGAAAAGTTGATTATGCCTTTGTTATATAATTTGAGAAAAAGTCCAGAAGATGAGTATATCCGCTGGCCGAATAGAAAAGAGATTATTGATCGACAAATTAAGAAAATTGTAACCATAACAAGAGGATAGTAAAATGATTAAAATAAAGGGTACAGAAACTGCATCACCAACTACTACAGGAACTGGAACAAATCTTAGCAATGCTACAATGGTGCGAGTATATAATTCTGGCACAGTTGCTAGATTAGTAACAGTTCAAACATCTGCTAGTCCTGCGGTTACTATTGGAACATTTACATTAGCAGGCGGTGCAGTAGAATATGTTGATAAAAATAATACAGATGAAATATTTTCAGCTCATGCTGAAATTTTACTAACTTCGGTAATTATTGTGGGATAAAAAAGGAGTTTTATTATGATATATAAAAATTATATTAATGGTATGTGGCTTTATAGTGATGCGGAAACAGTTTTTGAAAATATTAATCCAGCAAATATTACAAATGTAATTGGTAGTTTTCAAAATTCTGGTGAGAGTGATATTAACCATGCGGTTGAATGTGCCATGGAAGCATTCAAAACTTGGAAAGACGTACCTGCACCCAAAAGAGCAGAGATTCTTTTCAGGGCCGCAGAGATTTTAGTAAGAGATAAAGAATGTATTGCTAAAAATATGACAGCCGAAATGGGTAAAGTGTTAGCTGAAACCCGTGGTGATGTTCAAGAAGCAATAGATATTGCTTACTATGCAGCTGGTGCTGGTAGACGATTGACAGGTGAAACAGTACCATCTGAAATGAAAAACAAATGGAGTATGAGTGCCAGATTACCTTATGGTGTAATTGGTATGATTACTCCGTGGAATTTTCCAATAGCAATTCCTGCATGGAAAGCATTTCCTGCTATCGTTGCAGGTAATACAGTAGTTTTAAAACCAGCAGAAGATACACCGTGGTCTGTTATCAGACTTGCTGAAGTATTCCAAGAAGCAGGGTTGCCAGCTGGTGTATTTAATGTTGTAACTGGTTATGGGCCAAGTGCGGGTATGCCTCTAGTAAAACATCCAGATGTGAAAGTTATTTCATTCACAGGTTCCTCTGCAACAGGTAGTTTAATTGCTAAAGAATGTTCAAAACTTGGAAAGAAATATTCACTTGAACTTGGAGGAAAAAATTCAATCACAGTAACAGAAAATGCTGACCTTGACCTTGCTGTTGAGGGTATAATATTTGGTGCCTTTGGTACCACAGGACAAAGATGTACAGCTTGTAGTAGAGTTATTGTTGATAAAAAAGTTAAAAAAGAACTTACAGAAAAATTAGTTGAACGAACAAACTTATTGAATATTGGTGATGGATTAAAAGATGAAACTACTGATGTAGGACCATTGATTAATAAGAAAGCATCAGATAAAGTTGAATGGTTTGTAATGAGAGCTATCGAACGCGGTGATTATTTGATAACAGGTGGATATAAAATAGAATTGCCAGTGCCAGGTTGGTTTTATGCTCCTACTATCTTCGGCGATATTGAACCAAATAATGAATTAGCACAAGAAGAAATCTTTGGACCTGTCGTTGCTATTATTGAATATGAAACATTGAATGAAGCAATAGATATTGTGAATGGGACTAAGTATGGATTGAGTGCAGCGATATACACAAAAGATATAAATGAAAGTTTTAAATTTATGAAAGAAGTTGAGACTGGTTTAGCATATGTTAATACAAGCTGTATTGGTGCAGAAGTTGGTCAAAACTTCGGTGGTATTAAAGATACTAGTCCTATTAGTAGTAGAGAAGCAGGGAGTATGATGTTTGAATCCGTAACGTGGTGTAAGAATATGGTAATTGATTTCTCTGGTAAATTACAGAAAGCACAAATAGATTAAATATGCTCCGTTACCCAAATGGCTACGGGAGGTGATTTGTAATCATCCGAGTTAATTCTCATTGCAGGTTCGAATCCTGTGCGGAGCTTCATTTAACTTTAACAAGAGGTTTATTATGAATACTTATGATACAATTAGGTTTTATTGTCCTTGCTGTAAAGAAAAAAATCATATATTTGTTGGTCATATAAATGCGTCTAATAATTTTTTTCAGTCAACAAATATCCCTTCTTTAGTTGCTTCGAATATAAAACCACAAAGAATAAAATGTAAAAGTTGTAATAGACCATTATCAATTAACCTTGAAGATATTCCTGTAAGACAATATAATCTTTTAGTAAGACTTGATTGTTCAGGACAAAGTGGTGGAATGGAAGAATGGTATGAGGATGCTATTCCAAAATATACAGACGAGGATTATGATTAATGTTTAGATCATTTTTTATAACAAGAAAATGGGCATTGTGGTCTTGGGGTGGGTTATTGATTCTTCTGAGTTCTTTATGGATACAAGTTAGTATTACTGTTATGATTAATGAATGGTATTCTGGTTTTTACGATTTAATGCAAAACTCTGCTTCTTATGTAACTAAGCCAAAAGAAGGTATCGATTTATTTTATCAGAAGCTTATATCAATAAATATGGAAGATAAATCATTTCTGATGTTAGCTATGCCATATGTTATTATAGCAACAATTACTAATTGGTTTACAAGAATATATGGTTTAAGATGGAGGGAAGCTATAACATTTGATTATCTTCCCAGATGGAGAAATGTTAAAGAAGATATAGAAGGTGCTTCACAAAGAATACAAGAAGATTGTAATAGATTTGCAAGAATAGTTGAATCACTTGGGTTACAAATAGTTCGTTCTATAATGACATTGATAGCTTTTATTCCTGTATTATGGGCATTGAGTTCTAAAACGGATATAACATTTTTTGGCATTATTGAAGGTTCATTAGTCTGGTATACGTTTGTTATCTCTATTGGAGGATTAATTATTACATGGTTTGTTGGTATCAAATTACCCGGCCTAGAATACAATAACCAAAAAGTTGAAGCTGCATTTAGAAAAGATTTAGTGTTAGGTGAAGATGACAAAGTTAATTATGCCTTACCAGAAACAGTACTAGAATTATTTACAGGAATACGTTTTAATTATCATAGACTTTTTAATCACTATGGATATTTAGACATATGGACAAATAGCTATGACCAGTTTATGGTTATAGTTCCTTACCTTTTAGTCGGGCCCGGCTTATTTACTAAATTAATAACTCTGGGAGTTGTAGTTCAAATAAGTAACGCATTTTCCAAAGTTCATGAAGGCTTCGGTGTGTTTTTGTACCAATTTGCTACTATAACGGAATTGAGAAGCATTCATAAGCGTTTGAAGGAGTTTGAGCTTAATCTCGCCAAATATGCGGTTTAGATGCGATTTAAGGCAATATTATAGAAAATGAGGGTTAGAGTATGGCTTTAATTAAATAACGCTTAAAACGGCTCCTAGGCGTCTTAAAAGACGTTTATTTTCAAGAACTTATAAACCCTTGTTTTCAAAGAAGTTAACTTAATCAAGTTACACGCTTAAATAAAAACCCCTTATTTTTCAAGGACTTATCTAAATTTAACTTTTTCCTTGTATTTGGTGTCAATATTTAGTATAATCGTTACATAATTAATTAGAGGAATTTTATTATGACTGAAACAAAACCATATATTCCAAATGAAACAAGCATTACTTTAACAGAAATTGTAGATGGTGTTGAAAGAACTATAACTATTTCAAAAAATATAATTGATATGAATATTCATGAAATTTTAAATGGTATCATAGAACCTGCTTTAAGAGGTTTTGGTTATGCTGAACAAACAATTGAAGATGTATTAAATCATGATAGATTTTATGAGGGGAAAGATTAAATGTCTTGGAACTATAGAATTTTAAAAACAAAACACAACAAAGAAGTTATTTACGAAGTGGTTGAAGCCTATTATGAAAATGGAAAGGTTACTGGTTTTACTGATATTTCTAAAACACCATTAAGATTTATTGGTGAAGATGTTGATGAATTAATTGATGTTTTTGAAATGGTCTTAAAGGATTTGAAGAAAAGTAAAGATGATGTATTAGATTCTAATATGTTTGATGATGAAACTAGGAGTAAAGATAAGCCAACATGGGATGAAATAGAGAAAATGGATGAAGAGGAAAGGGAGGGCTGTTAAAATGAAAATTATTTTAGATGAGGATTGTGGCTGTTGAAATGGACAATTACAACATTATTAAGACCCGGTGTAAAAGGATCAGATGAAGGAGTAGTATTAAATTGTTTACATGATCTTGGGTTTAATGAAGCTTCTGAATTAAAAATAGGACAATCGTTTTACTTAACGACAAAAGACGATACAACAAAAGAAAAAGTAGAAGAAATGTGTAAAAGACTTCTAGTAAATACTATTCTTTATGATTTTAAAGTGGAGCCGTACAATGAAAAGAATTTATAAAGAAGGTAAACCAGCATTAATTGGATTTGCTGGAAAAGCAGGAAGTGGTAAAGATACTGCTGGAAAATATCTAGTGGATAATTACCTGTTTGCTCATTATTATTTTGCAAAACCTCTTAAAGAGGGTGCAAAGGCTATGTTCAACTTGACTCATGAGCAAGTAAAGAACAAAGAAAAAGTTATTGAACCTTGGGGTAGGTCTCCTAGAGAACTTTATCAGTTGTTGGGTACAGACGTTGCACGTTCTATTGACCCTAATATTTGGATTAAAAATGCTGAAATGTTTTATCGACAAGCTCATGGATCCTCAGTTGTAATTACTGATGTACGTTTTTCTAATGAGGCCTTTTGGATAAGACAAAAAGGAGGTATTGTTATTCAAATAAAGAGAGATAACGAACCAATAACGAAAAGTAGTCATTCAAGCGAAAACGGAATGAAAGAAAGTGATTATGATTTGACTATTTTAAATACTGGAACAAAACAAGAATTATTTGATAAATTAGACCCTAAAGTTTTGAAATTTAAGGAGAAGTAAAATGTATACTCACAGAACAATGTGCACTGTACTTGACGAAGTTCGTAAATGCGACGAAACTAAAAATTATAGCTATCTATTGGGATTAGTAGAAGAACTTCAAGTAATGGGGAATCGTATGGAAGCTAAGCTTGAAACTATTAATGATTTTGAAGAATTAAAGAAAAGGCATAAAGAGCTTGAAGAACGTAAAGAAAAGCTAAAGAAAGAAATTAAAGAAAAAGGTGGCAAAGTAGATAATTGGGAGTAAAAAATGAATAGATATCCTACTGATAATGAGTTAGAATATATTCAAAAGTTTGAAGTAATTGGTCCTGAAAGGCAGATGGAATTATTTAAGTATATCTATAATATTTGGGAGTATGGAAACATTTCCATCATTAACAGCAAAATTAAAGATCGTGGTGATGGGACTGTTTGGTATACTTTAATTACTGGAGGTTGGTCTGGTAATGAAGAAATTATTGATGCTATGAAAGCAAATTTAGTTTTCTGGGCAAGGACCTGGGAAAGCAGTGATCGTAGTGGAAAGCATGTGTTTTCCGTAAAGTTATAAATAATATAAATTGCTGTATAATCTTAGAGTGAAAGTTTTTTTGGACTCGGGTGCGATACCCGACACCTCCACCATATTTAGATGCTGACTACGATTGTGAAACTAATCGGATAACGGAAGGATCAGCGACTCCTCAAGTTAACAATATGGGGGTGAAATAGTTTCGACAGGAGAATGGAAACTATAAGACAGCACGGAGTTGGCCTAAGGCTTCGTTATCAATAGGCCACATCATAAATGCTGACTCTTATGAGTACGCAATGGCAGCGTAAGCTGACGGGGTTCAGGGGAGCCTGGCAACAGAAATCCCCTACTAACTTTTAGAGGTGAAGTTATGAAATTATTTGATGGTGGTTTAATAGTAGTATCGATTGTTTTAGTATGGGTGTTTTACAGCATCTGGATCACACCATAAGAATAAAGTTTTTCCTTGTATTATGTAGTATAATTTGTTATAATGTATATAACAATTAGGAAATCAACTAAGTGTTGATTATTGTGAAGTGATGAATGGTTCATCATTATTTGTTAATTGAAAAGGAGCAAAGTATGAGTATGACTAAAAAACATGGAATGCCTAAAGTAGGACAGAAAAATGCACGGAAGATTACCAGGCGTGAGTCTGAATTGACCGGCCTACCACGATGGGTAGAAATGTACACTAGCCCAGCGACTGGTGAAGTATCTTTTAAGAATGCCAACATTGATGGTGGTGCAAAAACTGTTCGGTCTATTAGGAAGACGTTGAATAGTTTTTATTCAGCTTAAACGGCATACCCCCGTTGGTCGGAAGATAGAGAGGGAAAATATTAAGGACTAAATTTATATTTACGAATTAATTAGGGGTTCTTAGGAACCCCACCCTCTTTTCTTTTTTTAAACTATGAGAAATTTATTTCAAAAGATAAAGAAAAGTAAACATTCAAAGTTGTTATTAAAACTTTATATTGTTTGGTGTGTGATAGCTGATCTTACATTATTAAGTGGTATTATTTGGAGTTTTATTTATTTTTGGTGATAATATGAAAAAGCTTATTTTATTATGTTTTATTATGATTTTTTGTAGTGGTTGGAGCTGGAATAATAATATATTATATACTGCTAGTCATACTACAAATGAGATTAATTGTTTAGCTAAAAATATTTATTTTGAAGCAAGAGATCAATTAGTAAAAGGACAAATAGCCGTAGCATTAGTTACTATAAATAGAGTTAAAAGTAAAAGATTTCCAAATAGTATTTGTAAAGTTGTAAAACAAGCACAAAAAAAGAATGGAAAAATAGTATTACATAAATGTCATTTTAGTTGGTATTGTGATGGAAAAAGTGATAAACCAAAAGATAAGATGTCGTGGGAAATATCTTATCTAATAGCCAGAGCCATGTTAAAGAATCCTATTAAAGATTTTTTGCATGGTGCAACACATTATCATAGAATAGATGTAAATCCATACTGGAACAAGAGAATGTTAAAATTCTCTACCATTGGCGACCATGTATTTTACATAGATGCCCTTAATCGTTAAGAAAGGACACCCATGGCAAATAATAAATCAAACGAAACAACTCCTAACACAACACCGGATGATAATGATATATATTTGTTTATGAGTTCTGTAAATGATGAAAGCTGTAGAGATTTAATTTCTTTTATTATAGCAAAGAATTTAGAAAAACCAAAAGCAAAATATTTACAGCTTATTATTAATTCTAACGGTGGTGATCTAAATGCAGCTTTTGCAGTAATTGATATAATGAGAGGTAGTCCAATAGCAATAAGAACCGTTGGGTTGGGTATGATTGCTTCAGCGGCTTTTGCAATATTTATTGCTGGGGAAAAAGGACATAGAACATTAACACCTAATACATCTATAATGAGTCATCAATACACTTGGGGATCTTATGGCAAAGAACACGAACTGTTTTCGACGGTTAGAGAATATGAGTTAACAACAGAAAGAATGCTAGTGCATTACAAAAAATGTACTGGACTAAATGAGAAACAAATTAGAGAATATCTATTACCACCCCATGATGTCTGGTTGAGTGGTAAAGAAGCAAAAAAACTCGGAATTTGTGATAATGTAAAGGTGATGAAATAATGAGTATTGATATTTCCTTGACAATAGAAGAACTTGTAAAGAAAAAAAATATTACATATATGGAAGCTATCTTAGAATATACTAATGAAGTTGATGGTGAAATTGAAATAATAGCAAAGATGTTAAACAAATCTATTAAAGACAAAATTGAAGCGGAAGCAACAGAACTTAATATGTTTAAGAAATCAACAAAACTTCCAATTTAAGAAAGGAGGATAATAACCTATATAATGATACTAAGTAATACAAATAATACAACGCAATATTAAATTTAAGGAGTAATATATGTCTAGTTTTAAAGATTTAAAAAAGAATAGAATATCCAACCTAGAATCCCTCTCTAAACAAGTTGAAAAACTTGCAGAAAAACCTTCATATGGTGATGATAGAATCTGGAAGTGTGAACGTGATAAGTCTGGTAATGGTTATGCCGTTATTCGTTTCCTTCCTGCCTCAAACAATGAAGATGTACCTTGGGTTCAAATGTGGTCACACGGCTTCAAAGGTCCTGGTGGATGGTACATTGAAAATTCCTTGACCACTCTTGGTAAAGATGATCCTGTATCAAAAGCAAACACAGCTCTCTGGAACTCTGGTATTGAATCAGATAAAAATATTGCCAGAGATCGTAAACGAAAATTGAGTTATTATTCAAATATTCTCGTATTGGAGGATAGTGCTAATGCAGAGAATGAGGGGAAAGTATTCTTGTTTCGTTATGGTAAGAAAATCTTTGAGAAAATTACTAGTGTCATGAATCCAGAGTTCAAAGATGAAACACCACTAAATCCTTTTGACTTTTGGGAGGGTGCGAACTTTAAACTTAAAATCCGTCAAGTAGAAGGCTATGCAAATTATGATAAGTCAGAGTTTGCTGGTCAGTCTAAATTGTTTGATGGTGATGATGCAAAGTGTGAAGCTATTTGGAAACAACAATATGCACTTCAAGAGTTGGTAAGTGCTGATAATTTCAAATCTTATCAAGAATTGGAAGCACGGTTTAATACTGTGGTTGGTTCTAGTTCTGATTTTGAAGAAACTATTGATTCTGAGGATGCAGTAGAACCTGATGTGAAGGAATCATCTTCTGATGATTCTTTGGATTACTTTAAGAAGCTAGCAGAACAATAAAACTGGTAACGGGGACTTCGGTCCCCGTTATTACTTTGCATGACTTTCTGCAACATAAGAATTTGTTGCTGAAGTAGCAACTTCATAGGTATTATTATCCCCACCTTTGTTTATTTGTGTCATGTTAGTAGAACCACCAGCACCTCCACCTGCTCCCTGTGTTTTTTGTGCTTGTGCTTGTGCTAACATCATACCTGATTCATTTCTTAAAAGAGCAGCCTCACTTTCCCTTCTTGTAGAATATTTATCACCAAAATTTTCTAACTCTTTTGTAGCTCCTGTCCAATTACCACTTTGTGCTAATTTTTGAAAGGTTGGGGTTTCACTTAAACTTCCATATTGAAATGCAACAGAAGCAGCAACTGTTTTTTGCGCTGAAGTTAAATCACTAAACATTTTTCCACCCATCTTTTTAGCATTCGCATTCCATTCTCTTTTGAGTTTAGAAAGAGCACCACTTTTTGACATCTTATCAATTTCTTTGGCTTCTTTGGCAGTAATCTTTAATTCGCGAAATTTTAAAGCTACTACTGCCTTTTCACCTTTAAGTCCTAGGAATGGTGCCAGTTTAGCTTGCAGTTCTGGTGATAAACCTTTAATATCTTGTGGACCTCTTGCACCTAAATCAAACCCTGTAGCAATTGTTACACCAGATTTAGAACCTGTTGGGTCAGGAACATAGCCTTCTAATTTTGAACCACCTTCTTTTTTAGAAATAAATCCCCAATCAATTTGACCTTTCTCAATCTTTACAGGTGTTACTATGGGCATAGATGGTTTCTTTGCATCATGCTTTACAGGTGTTACTATGGGCATAGATGGTTTCTTTGCATCATATATAGCCGCCTGATCAGCTTTAAGTTGGTCGAGTCTTTTTTTAAGTCTGGTCAATGTTTGCTTCCGCTCACCGGGAGCATTTTCCTTTCTTAGATTAGCAGCATCCATTTCATTATATACAGATTGTATTTCAGCTTCTATTCCTTTTAGATCACCTTTAGCAACAGCAGAGGATGCACCTCCTCTTCTTCTTTTAAGTTGTTCTTGTTTTAGTCTTTCTTGTTCTGCATTTTTTTCTTCTTGGGACATTTCATTATATTTTTTACCAGATTTTAATTCTCTTAATTCTTTTATTTCTTTTTGAGTTAATTCTTTTTGAGTCTTGCCAAACATAGTATCATATATATCACCAAAGAAATTTGTAATTCCTTTAGCCCATTTATCACCAGTTTCCTTTGATATCATACCTAATGTTAAAGCTTGCATAAATCCTGATAAGCCAGCCTCCCATACCTGTTTAACAGTTCCACCTTCTTCCCATTTCTTATAACCGTCAAATATTCCTTTACCAACAGCTATAACTAATCCAGCAATACCAAGTCCTTTAGCAATTGTTCCAACCGCTGGCATCGCACTACCCATAGCACCAGCAAGTTTACCAATAAGACCACCGGCACCTTTTGCACCCATAATTGCAACTTTTAATGGTGCAGTAAGTAAAGAACCAGTTGTTCCACCAATGATTTTTCCTAATACGAACAAACCAGCAATAGATTTAAATACTCCACCTACCTTGCTTACAATTCCATCTTCACTCGTACCAAACCATTCTTCCCATTTTGCTTTAATATCTTTAGTTAATGAACCGTCATAACCAAGTAGTTTTGCACCCCAGACTAACAGTTCATCAACTGTGTTCGCAACAAAAGTACCGACCTCTCCAAAAACACCAAGAATTGCTGTAAATTTTTCTGTCCCTGTTTTATCATCCCAACCAGCTAATTGTTCTTTAATTCCATCAAACATCTGTGTTAAATTATCCCATTCTTCTTTAAATAATGTAATTGTAGCTGGTAGGAGAGTTTTCATCCCCCATGTCGCTATACTTGCGGCGATCGGTTGTAGTACATTATATACTTCTTCTAATGCACCTTTAAACGCCTTCCAGAATTTTTCTAATTGTTTTATATCTAATTGTGTAAATAAAGCAATTAAACCAACACCTAATAAACCGACAATAAGTTTCTTATACTTACTAAACATTTTTTTAATACCATCTTTTGCAGCTTTACCGGTACCTGCCATTCCACTACCAGCACTTTTAAGTATGCCCTTCAGAGATTCTAAAAACTTTTTATTCTCAGCTTTTTTCTCTTTTTCTGCTTCTATATCTTTAGGCGGTTCTTTAACAGCTTCTTTAACACCTTCTAATTGTTTTCTAATGTTCTCATTAATTTTTAACAGAGTTTCATTAGTCTGCTTTTGTGCAGCTGTTAAGTCTTTTAAATTGTCGTCAGCCATTATGGTTTATCCTTGTTGTTGTTTTTGTCTTTCGTTTTCTTCTTCAATGTGTTTCATTAATAACATTATATAAATTTCACGTTCCCATGGAATTAGATTTTCTACCTCGACCAATGAATACTTATGATGTTGCATCAAACTAAAATTAGTGTTATAATAGTTACTTATTGATTCCTGTCCGAGGCTTATTCGAAAAAAGATCCAAGACCCTCCAGAGTCTTAGTATCCTTCCAACCACATATACTAGCGTTTTTTCCTTTACCGTTCTTTGATGTGCATTTTAATTCAACTTCATGTTTTAACACGGGAACTGTATCAAAGAAGTTTTGAATTTTAGTAAAGGATTCATCAGGTAATGATTCCATAAATTCATTTAATTCTTCTCTAGTGTGATCTTTTGAAGCATATACTGTTTCTTTATCCCAAATAGATTCTATACAAAATGAAATAGTAGTGAATATATTTTCTACATCACTATTTTCTTTGCTAATAACCTTTTGTATGTCCATTGAAGGATATTTCATAATTACACCAACATCATCTGATAATGGTATTTTAATGTCATGTCCTTCTGTTCTGGTTATTTCTATTTTTGATAAATCAACTTGTATAGCAATTGGTTTTTTACATTTACCACATTCAAACGATAAGTCAACAATTTCACCTTTTGATTTAGCTCTTAATTGTAAAAAGATATATTCAATATCAAACATCGGCATATTTTTTACATCAAGATCCTCATATACGCAATTATGAATTATATCTTTAATTGCCGTTGTCATTTCTTCTTCTTTATCACTTTCCATAGCAATAAGAAGAATCTTTTCTTCTTTGACCAAGAACGGTCGATAATTTACTTCTTTTCCAGATGACGGAATTTTTAATTGATACTTGGGTACTGCGATTGTTGGTAATGCCATTTCATTCGCTCCTTTTATGAAATAATAATTAAATAATAATTAAATACTAATACCTCCGATCATATTTTTTCCTCTTACTATTGTTGACAATTTTGGTAAAGATAAACTATCAAGGAAATGTCCCATAGTCGATCCAGTTTCACTTGCTTTTGCCTTAGCTTTGTCAATATGTCTTTGAAAGTTATTGAACGTATTTAAAGAAGAATTTTCTGGTACAAGGCCAGTATGATCTGTATATTTAATATCACGGTATGTTATATTTGTAGATACTTTTTGAATACTATTGGCAAGACCATGACCTAAAGCTAGTGGTGTAACTGTTTTTGGATATGCTTCAAGTAGTTTTGCAGATAACATAACTTTTAAATCCTCACCGTCTGATTCTGCAACACCGGAACATTGATGAATTGTTATTGTACCAATGTAATCCGTATAATAACTAACTCGCGTATTAACAATCATTAAGTCCATCCATGCTTTAATAAAATTAAATTCTTTTAAATCATCACTTACATAAAACGTCAGGGTTATTGGTTCTACTATTTTATCATAAGCATATTCTGCCGTTGAAAATGCACCCATCTGTGGTGTTGGTTTTGTTGCTATCACCTGACCTGGAATTGAAACAGTATCACAATTCAATGCTATTTCTTTTAGTTGTTTTGAATAATCTCCACGAAGTTTATTAGGAGGTGTAATTGTAACATAATATAAATAAGGTCTTGAAAATAAATTAGACCTTTTTACTTGAGACATCATTCTGTTTATACTATTATCCGGTGTTATTAGTTTTTTTTCAGCTAGTTTACCCTCTTCGGCTTGATCCCAGATCCCCATATTAACGGTTCCAGTTGAATTATCTATTGACCATTTATCTGCCATTTTTTATATCCTTTGTAGTCTTAATGATTCTTTCCAAACTAACATACTATTCACTTTTTTTCCTTCACTTGTAATAAACATTTCTGCTGGTTGTTCTAATGATAATAACCAGTCCGCTGGATGAACTTCTATGATTTTTGATTTAATATTATCTTTTTTATATTTTCTAAAAGAAACTTTAGCACCTCTGAATTTCTTTGATATTAGTATAATTTTCTGAAATGCCTTAACAAATAATATAGTCTTTTCTGTAATAATATCTGTTGTAGAAAAAAATGGCCTCATATTTTCAAATAACTTGATTCTTTCTTTAGGGGCTAGATAATGAAAATCAATACCTTCATATAAACCTTTTCGTTTTCTTAGCATAAATATTAATGGAAACTTATTATAATATTTTGTGTCGCTACTAGCCATGTATCTATAAATATACATTTTACCGGGAATTAATCGTGTTACTTCTTTTCCTTTTATTTGTCTTAATGTTGCCATGTATATATTTATAACACTTTCTTGGATTTTTTAGTCTTGATTCCGAGCTCTTTTTCGGTTATAATCACAAATTCATATCCTCGTTTCTCAGCCCATTTACGAGCAGCCTTCCATTTTGCCTGATTCATTATATAAGCTTTGAGTTTCTTGATATATCCCGGAGTCTGTTTCTTTGGTTTCTTGGGGGGTTTACATTGGTCTGCTGGTTTGACTTCAATGATATATTTTCTATATTCTCCTGTCTTAGATTTTACTTTAGCATAAAAATCAACGAAATATCGTCTGGTTTTCTTCTCTACTGGACTATAATATGGAATAATGACATTTTCAGAACCCCATTCAATTACGTTGGGGTGAGTGTCCAGATACTTCATATACTTCAATTCCCATGTTGAACGGTATTGACATTCTTGAAGATTTGCCACATATTTTTCTTTATTTTGAACTATGTAACGACCGACTCTTGGATATTTTTTCATAAAACTTTTATAAATATAGTATAGTTCCAGTATTTATAATAGGAGTAGGAAATGCCAAATCAATCAATCACAGAAATATACGAAGAACAAAGAGGGGATGTCGCCGATAAGGAAGGTCAGACTTTACCAACGCATAGGTATCCGATACACCTAGATAACTTTAATAGTGATAATGTAACACCCATACTTCAAGAATGTATTCATTTTACTGCTGTCAAGCAAGGTGGTATTTCTTTACAAGCAGAGGCAGATAATTCTAAGGCTATAGCAGAAGCAGAAGCAGACCAACATAGACAAGAAATGATACATAAAAATGGGATGTTAAAAACAGGTTCTTCAGGTTCGTATGTTCATCCTGACAATACAGCAAGAGAGAATCGAGACGCAGATTATGCAACTACTCAAGCAGAAGATGGTAACCGTACTGTTGGTGATGTTTGGTGGGAAGGTGCAAGAATAATGGCAGAAGGTGCAAAAAAAGGACTGAAAAAAGTGGGTAAAGTAGTAACAACACAAATGAAAGCAATGCAACAAAAACCTAAAAATCTTGAACATTGTTTTTTATATATGCCTAGTTCTGTACAGTATGAAGAAGGTGCATCATGGGGAGCAGCAGAACTTAATGGATTAGGCAATATGATAAAACAAGGATTAAGAGGTCAAGGTTCTGCTGTTGATATTGTTAAAAACTTTTCTGGTGGCACGATTACTGGTCTTGCCAAAGCAGTTGCTGTAGGTGGTGGTGCATTAGCAGCAGGTGCTATTGGGGCTCTTGGTATAGCTTCAATGTTTGAAGGTGTTGGTAATGGATTAAGAGCTGCAGGAAGATTTACAGAAAATCCTTATGAAGAGCAATTATTTAATGGAATAGGATTTAGAAGTTTTACTTTTGAATTTGCATTTGCTCCTGCTAGTGAAGCAGAAGGAAAAGAAATAGATAATATTATTAAAATGTTTAGATTTCATTCCAGACCAAATTTTGTTGGTGGATGGCTTGGTGATGGACTTTATACATTTCCAAATGAATTTAGTATAGATTTTAAAATGAATGTAAATAATGAATTTGTAGATCATAAATTCTTACCAAAACTATATAATTGCGTATGTACGAATGTTTCTACTAATTATTCACCAGAAGGATTTTATGTAGCATTAAGAGATGGTAGACCAGTTTCATATAATCTTAGTTTAGCTTTCACAGAAACCGTGAAAATTACTCAACGTGAAATAAAACAAGGATATTAGTATGGCATACTTTAAATATTTCAATAAAATTAATTATGATGTTCGTGGTGTTAAAAACAATGAGAATGTGGATGTTATAACAAATTTACTTCAACGCGTTCGTTTAAAAGTAAATTTTATAAAAAATCAAGCCTTTTTTGCCCAACATCAAATAATAGATGGTGAAACACCAGAATATATTGCATATAAGTATTATGGTGATACGGAATTACATTGGGTTGTTTTATATGCACAACAAGCAACTAATCCATATTATGATTGGCCATTAACTTATTTTGTATTAAAGAAATTTGTTGATAAGAAATATGGTGCGGCCAATATTAATAACACCCATCACTACGAAGATGCAGATAAATACCAAGTTGATTCAACAGCATCTGGTGCAACTGCTATTACTAATTTTGTGCATGAAGAAACATTAAATGATGCAAAACGAAATTTAACTCTCATTCGACCAGAATATGTTGGTGATGTAGTTAAAGAACTTAAAGAATTGTTAAAATAATATGGCTAAAACACAAGAACGCGCAGCTGACGTAAGATTTGAATTTTTAGAATTAGTAACACCGACAGGAACTTTTGATCTTCAAAAACTTTTTGTTAGTATAAATATATATGAAGATTTGTTTGGTGATAGTGTTACTATGGATATACTTCTTAATGATTCTATTAATCTTCCACAAAAAGCACCCATACTCGGTGAGGAATATCTTAATTTTATTGCACATAGTAAATCTGTTGATGGTGAAGGTGTTGGTATAGCTCCCGGTCCAATGTATACCGTTTCAATAGCTAACAGACATCTTGCTAAAGATCGACAACAATTATACCTTCTTCATCTTACTTCCGAGCAAGATATTGTAAATAGTAATACTACTGTTAGTCGTTCTTGGCGAGGAAAAACTATATCACAAATTGTTAATGATATTTATTATGACTATTTGGATATTGATGAAGTTCAAGATTTAATTATTGAAAAAACTTCTGGCTTAGAGAACATTGTTATTCCTAACTGGAAACCATTTAAGGCTGTTAATTGGTTAGCAAAAAGGGCAATAAATAACAATAATGTACCAAATTATTTGTTTTGGGAATCTAATGGTGTTACTTATTTTCAAAGTATTGAAACTTTATTAACACAAAAAGTTAAACAGAAATTTATATTTTCACCTATTATTAGTTCCAATCAAAAAATGGAACAATTAGTCAAAGGTAAAACACAATTAGATAATTTAGAAATTATTAATCAATTTAATACTACAAGAAATATTGAAAATGGTTTATATGCTTCTAAATTAATTACACATGATATTGTAAAAAAGAAAATCCAACAACATACATATAATTTAACTCAAGCTTATGCATCTGATATTACTCATACAGATAAATATATGCCTATAAGTTCGACTGAGACATATTATGATGTCGCTGATCGTTTTACATTTGCTCCACAAGAAGTTGGTTTGAATAAAGGTGATAATATACAATCATATTATGATAGTAAAGTTATGTTTCATCCAAAACATAATCAAATGTATTCAAAAAATAATAATGATGTATATGATAATAAAGTTGAAGAATGGAAATTAAAAAGAAATACATTGATACTTGGTTTAAATCAAATAAAATTAAGAATTACTTTTTCTGGTAAATCATATTTACGAGTAGGGCATACGGTTGATATAACTGTACCATCACCAGAAAAAGTATTAGAACAAAATCCGGGTAAAGTAAAAAATCCAGATGATTTAGTTGATAAGTATTTATCTGGAACTTATTTAATTACAGCATTGAGGCATATGATTGAATGGAATAGTGGTAAACCAGTATATACAATGGTCGCTGATGTTACAAAAGATGCTTTAGGTGATGTTCCCTCATATAGGAGTAAAGAATAATGTACGGTGAATTTGTATGGTGGCAGGGTGTCGTAGAGGATAGAGTAGACCCATTGAAGTTAGGTCGTTGTCGTGTTCGTATTTTAGGATACCATACTGATAATAAACAAGAGGGTGTTGGAATTCCTACTGCTGATTTACCATGGGCAACACCAAGTCAACCAATAACATCTGCAGCTATGAATGGTATTGGTACTACACCTATGGGCCCAGTAGAGGGAACATGGGTATTTGGTTTTTTCCGTGATGGTAAAAATGCACAAGAACCTGTAATTATAGGAACTTTTGGTGGAATACCAGAAGATAAGTCTAATCCTGTACTTGGTTTTAATGACCCCAATGGTATATATCCAAACACATTAAATGAACCAGATACAAATAGATTGGCTGTTGCAGATTCAACAAAAGAGCATCCGGTTATACAGATTAAAAAAGATGCACGAACTAATAATGGAATGAATATTCCAATAGCTAATGGAGGAACATGGACAGAACCAGAAGTTCCATATGCGGCTAACTATCCTAAAAATCATGTAAGACAATCAGAATCAGGACATATTGAAGAATGGGACGATACATCTACTAAGGAAAGAATTCACATATATCACAAATCAGGAACATTTGAAGAAATTCATCCGGATGGTACGACTGTTCATAAAATCGTTGGTGATAATTACACTATAAAGGCTAAGTCTGATAATATTCATATAATTGGAAATTGCAATATAACTATTGATGCAAATGCTAATTTATATGTTAAAGGTAATTTGGAACAACAAATAGACGGTGATTGGAATATTGTATGTAAAGGAACAAAGACGGAGAATGTTAAGAAAGCTGTTACAGAGATATATGAGGATGCACAAACTACCAATGTGTCATCTAATAGAAAATTAACTGCCGGTCCTTTGATAGATATGGATGCAGGCACTATTACATTGAACTAATATTATGCCTATTACATTTACAACAGGATTAAAACCAACATTTCCAGTAGATAGTTTCGGCTCGGAAAAAGAACACGTTAAACAATTAGCTACTGCATTAACGGGTGGTACTGCATTTGTTAATCCATTAGCTACTAGTATCACAACATTGGTGGCTCGTATTGATACTATTCAAACTGCATTAGCAGGAGAAATATCTACAAGTCTTTCTGAAAAAACGACAATACTCAATAGAGGATTTAACGCTGGGCGACCACAAGGATGGCATGATGCAGTAGCAGATGGTCAAAGTGGTTATACACATCATAATATGTCAGATGTATATGAGGCGATAAATGATTATTATAACCATGCCGTTACATTGAATACACATCTAACTACTTTAAAAAATTATATTAATCAAGCTGATGTTGACAACTTTAAGTTACATATGGAATTATTGTCTGGTATAGATCCTTCTCCTCCATCTGGTATAATTAAACCCAATTTGAATGGACTGATGGGATTGGCTATGGCAATAACAGATATAGAGAATCGTTTTGGTATAACATTCACTAACTATCTCACAGGATTATTTGGTACATTATTCACAGCAGATACTACGATTGCCGCTGCACAAACACATATGAATACAGACCCACTATCTGCTGGAACTTATCAATCACTATCTGTATTAACCAATGTAGATAAAGCATATGTTAGTGGTGCTACTGGTGATGCTCGAGTTTGGAATGATGATATTGTGGAATCTAAACTCACTCCTCTTTTTGCTCCATTCATAGCTCATTCTGCACAACAAGCTACTCATCTTGCAGCTTTTACTGCACACATTACAACGGATATGGCTTATTATAATGCAACTGTTGATAAATTAGAACAGTATATTCAGGCTTATCAGGTTTCGGGACATATACAGGATCCTTATTACAAATTCATGTATGATTCAGTATTTGGTAGTGCTACTGTTATAGAGATTGCAACAAAATTAACCAACGGAGATATTACATAATGCCACCAGCTGCAAGAATCGGAGATGCAGATGTAGTACATTGTTCCACACCATCTCGAGCACAGGGATCTTCTAATGTATTGGTCAATGGTATTCCTTGGTCAAGACAAGGAGATATTAACACAGTACATCTCAAACCATGTGGTTGTCCGCCGTGTTGTTGTCCACATACTGCACCAATCGCATCCGGCTCCAGTACGGTGATCGTTAACGGTCGTGGTGCTGGTAGAATTGGTGATAGTATCGCAGGCTGTACATCAATCGCCCAAGGTTCTCCAAATGTATTCGCAGGATAACACGCTGATGTCTTACTATTATACATATTATACCAACAGGCATATAGGAGAGTATTATGCACGAATTTTCAGAAGTAAATCAACTGAGGACACAATGCACAATATTAGAGAGTCAGGTAATTGGTGATACACAAGTTGTTCCTTGTATTTTATTAACCATTTTAGTATAATATAGGTATAATCTAGGAGTATAATATGTATGATGAAATAAGTCAGTTCCAGACAAGAATGGCCATTCTTGAGTCACAACTGGAAGCTAAAAATACTAAAATTTCGTATATGGAAACTGAAATTCAACGATTAACTAATTTAGTAGGTTCTCTGCTAAAGAAAGACAAATGGGACGGTGAGACTATCGAACCAACACTTGAGTATAAAATAGGAAATCATCAGTGAAAACTTTTAAAGAATTTGTTAAAGAAGAAATGACTATGGTGACTATATTTTGTGATATGGATGGTGTGTTGGCTAATTTTTTAGGTGGTATTACAAGACATTTAGGTAAAACAAAGATTGACCAAGGCGACGTAGATAAAGTACTATCATCCGATGCAGGTACTTCAAAGAAATGGTGGTTAAATCTCGAACCTATGTCAGACGCATTAGTACTTTGGAAATATATAAGTAAATATGATGTCCAGATATTATCAGCTTGTCCTTCTATATGTAAAAATGACAAAGCCGTTGTAGCGGGAAAGAAAGCATGGGTAAAGAAACATTTAAAACCGTCACCTGTTAAAGTAAATATAGTACAAAGAAAACAAAAGAAAGACTTTGCAACAGAGACTAATATATTAATTGATGATCATTTAAAAAATATAAGAGAGTGGGAATTAGCTGGAGGTGTAGGTATTGTTCACAAGAATGCAAGAAAGACGATTAAACAATTAGAAAAACTCATAACTTGA